TCATTTTGTCCCCCATGGGCCCCAGCCGAAGCCGTAACGCTCAACACCGTATTTGTATATTTCTAATCCTGCGAGCAGATTAGTTTGAGCCTGTAACAGATCTTGTTTGTCTGTGATGATCCCTTTGCCGATCAGCCATTTGTGCCATGAGCCGTTGATCTGGAGTAATCCGCGCGACCCTCCGAACGGGTCTTTGCGATTGATGGCGTTCGGAGTGCAGCTGCTCTCGCGCTTCATGATCGATTCAAGCACGGTGCGCTGATCTGCTGGCCAGCCAAGGTTGACGCCCAATGCGGAGAATTGTTCACAGGCTGACGTGTAGGGATCTATGTAGATCGTGCTACTGGTTGTCGTGGTTGGCTCAATGATGTAATCACGGGCTACTGGGATGGTGCTGGATGGGCTACCAGAAGCGTTAGGAGCGCCTAGGAGCGAGGCAAAACCCCATAAGGCTGTGATGAAGCCTGCGATGATTTTGGGGGCGGTAAGTTGCATAATGAATATCCTTTCGTCGGGTACATTGACCCTAAACGCCCTGACGGGTTATTGCAAGGATTTCGCTTTACGCCACTCCAAAACCAATGGGGGTATGACATCCGCGTTGTAGCAGTTGACGTGCCATGGCTCTGAGTCCAGTTCCCATGTAAATCCATAGTCCAGCGCGGTTGCTGCCATGAAGGCCAAACGATCCCCAGATGCTTCGCTGACGTCCACAGATATTCCCCAGTTGTGATTGCTCTTGCCGGGTTGTGCGATTGGTGCAAAGCCGTCTTTTAGCCACCAGTTCTTGCCTTGGAACGCTCGAGGGGTTTTGCCTTCTTGTGGGACGGTGGTCATGCGCTGATTCCAAGCCAGCATTTGTGTGGTGTAACTGCGATAACAATCATTTGCGCTAGTTGGTTTGAACGTTTTTATGCCTTCTGTAAATGCGCGATCACGCCAAGCAAGCCAACAGTCGGCAACGGAGTACAACAGTTTTCCGTATGGTTTTACATCCACGAGCATGTTTGCTGGGAGTTCACCCGGCTTACAATGCGCGACGAGCTGCGGAAGAATGACCTTACGCTTGTGCGGAACTGTCACGCCCAAAACCTGCATCTTTAGGGTTTACCCAGCGAAGTAGCGGTGGGATTATTGCTGCGATTGCACCTTTTCCGAAGTCGCGCGGATCGGTTGTTCCCGTGGAGTACACAGCAATTAGTGCACCAACTACTGAGCGTCCGTAACTGGCAAGCATTGCTTTGTCTTTAGGCTTCATCGTCTCCGTCCTTTGATTTGTTCTTAAGTCCGTTTGATGCAAGCAATCCTATAAGACCTCCACTCAAGGTCATCAGCATTGGGTTAAGTACCGAGAATGCTTCTGCGTCGTTTGGTGCTTGCTCGAGGGGCTGGGTAACAAATAACAGGCCATAAAGCAAAGTAAAAATTGAGCCTACAAACGCGCATGTCAGACCGATTCCGACTACAAGGATTAAACGTGCTTTGATTTCGTCGTTGCTGTATTTAGCCACAACGCCCACCACCAACGACAATTTCAGTTGTAAGAGTGATTGCTTGGTTTTTAGTCCTGATGCAGTTCATTCGAGTACGTTCAGCGCACCCGGAGCAACCCCAGAGCACGACAGCAATGAGTGCGCTGTAGCCGATGAGGTAACGCCATTTCATGCAGGGCGTTTAAGTGGTTTCGGTGGATTTTCTTCGTGTTCCCAGATGACCAATTCAGATCCGTTTAGCGCCCATCCAGTTTCAAATCCTGCGTCAACCAGTTTTTGAATCATTTCGTCGTGCTCACTTGTTGGACGGCTCATGCTGAAATCTCCATAAGAACGATGGTTGAATATCCTGCGCTAGAAGGTTGTGCAGTTATTGAGGCCGTGTTGTTTGGACTGGCAATTTGTGTTTTGTATGTCGTTGCTGATGTGGTTGCTGGGCTGTCCAAATAATAAAAACTTGATGTGCCAGTCAAAATCATTGCAGTTCCCGTAAATAAATCGGTAACTGTTGGCGTAAAAATTACTGACGCGCCACGCAATAATTTCATTCCAGCGTAATTTGTAGCGTTTCCTGCCGACTTTTGCATTGATTGCGTGACCATCACAAGAATGGTGCTTGCGGTTGATTGAGGGGTGATTGTCGCTGTGAGGTTTGAATCAACGTATGTGGTTGTTGAACTTGATGCAGCCGTTGTTGTGTTTGCTGTAACAATTTGCAAAACACGGAACGCACCGCGCAAGTTGTTCATTTGTGCAGCTGTGAGAATGTCGCCTGAAACAAACGTTGCTGGAAGTGTTGTTGGTGTTGCCATATCTTCTCCTAAGTTAGTCGGTTAGCCGAGCCCGTAAGTGGAATTGTTAAGCGTTGAGGTATCAAGGATAAACGGGAAGTAGATCGTTCCTGGGCCCGTGTAGATCGTTACAACGTGGCTTTCGACTGTGATCTGGTGGCTGATACCTTCGACAAACAGGTATTGGGTGACTGTTGATGGAACTACTCCAGCGGGGAATGATTTGGTGATTGCTATTTGTTGACCAATTTCAAGGTTTGCGATCAGTGTTTTGTTTGCATCTGAAAGGGTGTTGAGAGATACAGCCAAGTTGCTGAACCAAAACGCAGGTACGGCTCGAAGTAGGTAGTAGGCAAGTGCTCCTGCGTCCTCAATGGTTGCCAGCAAAGTGATGACGATTGGTGTTTCTGACACTCCGAACGTTTCAACCGATATGTCGTCAGTTGCTGTTGCATATGTGGTTGTTGGCGTTAGGTCAAGGGTTGTGGGGAATGCTGGGGTGATTGCCACGTTGACTGTGTTGACCACCGATTGAGTGGTTTCTTGGAAATAGTTTCGGTTAACAGAGTTGCTGGTTGCGGTCGCGTCGGCAAGAGCTGCGATCTTTGCAGCGAAGTTGACATCCCATTCTGGTGCTGGCATGGTTTTAACTGTTCGCTATGTCAAAGGTGTCGTAGTCAACGCCTGACCCGGTATCGGACAAGGTGACTGATGGGTTGACGGTTACTGGAAGGACTCGGGCTTGCGCGGTAAATACTCCATTGCGCGATATGAACATGCGGCCATATTCGCAGTTTTGGATTCGAAGCAAATAATCCTGCAGCGATGCGCCATCTTCAATTGGTACTGCTCCGATCGTGGATACCCCTGTTGCAATATCACGATTGATTGTTATACCACCAGAAGTCAAAGCCACGTTGACGCGAGCGCCATAGGACTGTTGTGTTGTTGTTTGTGCTGGCAGTTTAATGTTGTTAAAAGTTTGAATTGCGTCCGAGCAAGTGACGTTGACTGTTGAATAGTTTGGTTGTTGAATGTTTTGGTCATATGTTGTTATTTGACCAACAAATAGGTATTCACCATTTCGGGAGATTCTGACTGGCGTTGATACGCCAATTGACAAGCGTTGGTCGGTTGCGTTGTAGTAAGGGCTTGCGGTGTTGACTACCGAGAAATAAAAGTTCGGGTCATAGATTCGGAATGATGCTGTGCCGGGGTTGCAGGATGGTTCACGGAACGGGTTTTGCCTTCCGCGCATGATCTGCACGTTCTGGATGTATTGGCTGATGTCATACCAAACAGCGCCACCAAGCACAGCAGTTGAGTTAAGCGTTGAGGTGTCGAGTATAAAAGCGTTTGTTGGCGGTGCGCCAGTTGCGTAAGCCTCAATGATGTACGTCCCACAATTTGGGATGGTGCTTGCCATGGTTACGCCGTTCTAATTCTTAACGGGCCCACGTTCTGATTGTAAAAACGCAGGTTGTCATACACGGCATTTGCGATGTCTGTGGATGTTCCTAGGCCGCCTGAAATGTTGATTGTGATACCACCTAAGCCACCGCCTTTGCCTAACGGGACTACGGCTTCTGGACCTGCTTCACCGATAAGCGCCAAGGTTGGGCTTGTCACAATTCCGCCAGTAGCCATTTTGGGAATGTTCATTCCGCTTGCCGAACTGGTTGCTGATTGGCCCATACGCCCAAAGTTCATTTGTGGAATTAGTGCTAGGTCTGGTGCTAATGGGATGGCGTTGTAAGCCTTGATGATCATGTTGACCATGCCAATTGCGGCGTTGCCGACGCCTTCAAAATATCCAATAACTGTGTTGACAATAAAGTTGACGCCTGTTTTGAACCATTCAAACTTCTTGTATGCAATGACAAGCGCGGCGACTAATAGCGCGACGCCTGCAGCAATGAGGCTGAATGGGTTGAGTGCCATGGCAATGTTTGTGGCAACAATTGCAGCTGCGACTAGTCCGATAGCGCCTGCAATAGCCAGGAATGCTTGAGGGTTCTTTTGTGCCCAGTCTGCAAACTTTTGCAGGATCGGGAGCACGGCCTCGACTACTGGTAGTAGTGCTGCACCGATTGATTCTTTGGTTTCGCCAATTGAGTTCTTAAGGATTGCCATTTTGCCTGCAGCGGTTTCGGCGCTCTTTGCTGTAGCGCCACCAAACGTTCCGCCAAGCACGTTCATGACTTCGTCAAGGGTTGCGCCCTCTTTAATCATGGTGGCCATTTCTGGTGACAACGTGCGAAGCGCTTTAAAATTGCCCTGATAAGCCTTAGCAAGCGCGTCAGCGACCGTGGTGCTATCCATTTGAAGGCTTGTCGCGATGTCCATGACAAGGTTCATGTCCTTCATGGCGATGTCAACGTCTTTAGTACCACGGACTAATGCCTCTAGCGATTTTCTATATTCGGTGTCAGCAACCCCGGACGCTCGACTCATGGCCGAGATCTGTTCCTCAACCTGTGCAGTTTGTGCAGCGCCAGCGCCCGTCACATTTTGCAGGGTCAGCGCAAGTGCGGCTTGCTCCTGCTGATCTTCCATAGCGGCCTGTGTCGCGCTACCAAGGGCAACAGCGAGTCCAGCGAGTGCAGCAGCTGCAGGTACAGCAGCCTTCTTAATAGCGAACTGAGCCTTCTCGCCGTTGGTCTCTAATTGCTTGAATTGTTTGATCGCCTTCTGAATGCCTTTGCCGTCAAACTCGGAAACGATGGGGATTACTACAGCCATTACATCAACTCCCTAGACGTGAGATCCATGACATGTTTTACGAGTTTTTCCATTTCAGCATTCACGCTTGACTCGTTTCGTTCCCATGCTTTCCACATTACTCGCGAACGGCTTCCGTATCGTGCTGTTAGCGCTGCACCTAAACGCCCTTGAGATGACATGTCAAACATCGTTCCTGTGGCAGATGAGTAAGCAATGCTAAACGTTCCGACATTGGTTGTACGTCCGCCGTACTCTCGGATTGCTCGAGTGTTGATCTTGGCAGCGATCTTTTGTTTGTGCCCGGGTTGCCATGGAAGCATCTTGAAGCCTGATTTGGTTGACCAGTTTCGAGCCATACCAGATAACGGGACATTGGATGGGATCAGACTGTTGGCGTCAGCAATGACGGGTTTGACAATGTCCCTGTAGTCGCGCGTGATCTGGGTACGAAGTTTTTTGTCTATTTTGTTCAGGGTTTTCAAAGCATCTTTGAGCCCAGCGATCTCAATAGTTGCGGTGACCTCAGACATTATTTGCTCCGTTTGTTTTGCTCATTCAACACAGTAATGACCGTGGCTAGGTCTTGTGAGTCAAACGGGATGGTAGGCGGCCACCAACCGACCGCAACGAGAAGATCCGCTAACTGGCGACGGTAGGTGCCGCGTCGGTGGGGTTTGTATCGGTCTCATCCAATACTGGCAAGATCTCAATGTCTGGGTTTTTGCTAATCCAGTCGCGCCAAGTGTCGCCAACCTGTTCGCCTTTGATCTTCAAGATGGTGTGCATCCAACAGCAATAGTCGGAATACAGCGGTTGGCTGGATAGTTGTTGAATGTTGCGACGCTCGAGGCGCTCCCATTCAGTGACCACAAATAGATTTGTGTAGTAATACTCGGGCTCTGCATTTGCTGAACGTTTGAGTTGCAGTTTGATTTTCATGATGCTCCTATCGTCGGGCCGGGAGTGGCGCGAAAGTTATGGTGCGGTTATGTCGCGAACCCACGAACCGCCTGATGCTGAAAATGTCACCATTGCGAGTTCGCCAGTTGTCGAGTTGATCGGCGTAAATGATTCCAAGAATCCGTTACTTAAAACATACTCAGGGTTACTTGCCGACTCGGTAGTTCCAGATGGCGAAACCGTCATTGTGAATGATCCGTTGTTTAGCAAATCGTAGAGAGTTGCTTCTACTTCTGTCGCTCCGTAAGAGAGGTACAACTCGACTGAACATTCCCAGAACATGAGTCCTGCTGTTTGGCGTTCGCCTGTGTCTCCGAATGCAGTCGCTGGCAAAGAACGCTTGCCCACCGTGATGCTGCAGCTGCTCCCTTGATCGCTTAGATCAACCGCGGAGCCTGAGCCCGTCACGTTGATTGTTGCATTGGAAAGAAATGTTGTCGTTGCCATGATGCTCCTTAGTTCTGTTTCAGTTTGTCATATTCGTAGGTTGTTTGTGTGGATTAGGCGACTGCAGCAAGTGCACAGTCAAGGTCGTAGCACGGATAGATCTGGCCACCAATTTCTAGGCTTGATGGTCTGCCACCAGTAACCACGATCGTTGAGCCGATAACGGTTGACACGATGGCCAAGATAGAGCGAAGAACTGGCAACCCTGCCGGGCCTGAACCAACTACCTTCATTGGGAACTCGACGCGCAAAACGTTTCCAGCGTTAGTCGTGGTGCTAAAAGACGGCGCTTCTAAGTACACACAATTGGGCACGATTTTTGTGGGGTCGTTTACCACTCGGAGGCCTGTAACGGCTGTCAGCGTGGCTGTGAGATCGTCTAGCGCCTCATTGAGAATGTCTGTGTAAGCCATTAGGCAACCGCTGGACGAGGAATCCCGAGCAACTGTTTCACGATCGGGGTGAGCGATTGCTGGGTTGCTGAGCCCATGCTGTCAAACGTGGCATACGTGGATTCAACAGAGCCACGGGAACGCCACAAAGCGGCTGCATACATGAGCGTCGCAAGCGTGATATCGTGCCCCGGTGACGTAGCAAGAAGGTCGCCGCTGTACCCGGACTCCTGCCTTCGACGCCAGCAAAAATCATTTGAAGCGTTCGTTGCAATTGTTGCAAGCGTGTAGTCATCCGATGGGTTCGTTATAGACACGCCCAAATATGTGATGAGTTGCGCGGTTGTAATCCATGTCGGTGCTGGGTTGTAAACCAAAGTTCCAGACGTTGCTTGGCGCGTTACATCTGCAGCGGTGCGAGCATAAAGAACTTGATTTGGAATGCTGATGCCGGGGTTGTAAACCAAATCGCCTTCGTCGTCAATGCCTATAAACTCATAAGACGGAAGCGCCCTAATGGAGTAAGTGCCATTAAACGTGGCGTCAATTGATCCAATTGTGATCGACTGGCCGACCTCCAAATCCGCTGGGGTAAGGAGTTGAAGGACGGCGTAGTTCGACGTGAGTTGCTTACTGATGACCTGATAAGTGGCCATAACTTTGGCCTACCTTTCGGGTCTTAGACGCGGACTGCTTTAACGAACTTGCTTGCGTCAATCATCAAGGTTGCAAGATAGCCGCGGAAGGCAATAGTGCGTGACAAGGTTGAAGGAACGTCAATTGAAATTGCGCCCTTCTGCTGTTCAAAGATTTCGTAACCCGAAGCATCTCCAACGATAATTGTGTTTGCTGAAAAGTTACGATCTACAACTACTTGCAAACCGAATGCAATTCCGTTTGGCTGTCCCGGCATGAGATTGCCGTAAGCGTTCATTGGGCCCACTGCTGGGAACAAAGGTCGCTTCGATGAATCGCTCAAGCCCATAAGCACTCCCCAATAGTCAGGACTGAGGAAAAGATGGGTAGGCAAGTTGCCATTTGAGCCCGACAAAATGGTTGTCGCAGCTGCCGAAATCCATGCTTGCCAGTACGAAGGATCCGTCTCTGATGCCGAAGCAAAGTTTGATGTAACGGTTGCACCTGTTTTCAAGTTGTCTGCTGCAACGTTGTCGGTTTCGTTTGCGTAGATTCGACCCATGTCATCAAGCACTAGCGAAATAATTTCTGGTGTACTCCAGTCAATTGATTGTTCGGAGAGGGTGACATATCCGCCGTACGTACCTTTTGTAACTTGGTTGTCTGTAACAACGAAAGTTCCTTGGGTGAGTGCGGTGTTTTCAGTTGCTTGGTTACCGATTGAAGTGTGGGTTGTTACTTCTGGACGGATAAATACTTTTCCGCCTTGTGGCATTGCCTTAGCACCGATCGCATCAATTACAGGGCGACGTCCGATGAAGTTGTTGTAAACAGGTTGCACGATCGGCAATGGGAGCACACCAGGAATATCTGAGGTGAGCACGTTTGGTGCTGCTGCCTGAATGCCTTCGCGCATTGCTTGGAACTGATCTCCACCAACCATGAATGCAGAAATATATTCGGCAGCTGTTGGCATTTTGAACTCGCGCTTAGCGGATGCAAAAATGGTTTGAGTCGCAGCAGATGCTTCTACTACGGCTGGTGATTCGACTTTTTCGTTCATAGTTTCTGTCTCCTGTTGAGGTGCTTCTTCTTCAATAGTACTTACTTCTTCTTCTTCTTCGTGGATACTTGCAGCGACTTCCAAAATGGGGGCATCAAATGCGCCCTGAGCGACAACCGACAATTCGTCCCAACGTGCTGACGTAACAACCATGACGCCTTCTTTGTCGTATTTGAACTTAAGTGGGGTCACCCCGACTGACACTTCTCGGAGAGCGCCGTCGCTGGCCAGCACTAGGGCTTCAGATCCGAGGGCCGTTTCCGACACACGGGCAACGAATAACATTCCCTGTTCGGTTTCTTGGCGCTCGACTACTGTGCCGATTACTTTGCTGGAATCGTGGAACATTTGCAGCACGGGTGCGCGACCGTCAATTGGCAAAGAGCCCGGGGCAAACGCCACCATAGATCCGTCGGAAACTTTTGCTGGAGTGTTGTATCTGACGGCAATTCCCGAGATCGTTCGGCGTGGCGTATCGCCTGCTGCCGCGTCAATGGTGAATGCTTCTGATCCGAATCTAATCATGGCCTGATCCTAATTTTGTGAAATTGGTGTTTGTGGGATGCTTGTATCTTCTGGCATGTCGTTCATGTGTGGCATGTCTCCACCGAGGTAAGCCTCGGATAGGTAGTCCGACGTGTCGAAGCGGACAAATGTTCCGCGCGGAAGAACGTTGTCTGATGAAAGAGTTGAGGCGATGCACTTGGCGATCGGAGCACAGGCGTAAGTCCAGTTGTCGATACGAGATTGCTGGCTTGACTGGTATGAGTATGCGCCAATTGATACGGAAAGCAAGAAACTAGGGACGCCCAAATAACGGCCGAGATCACGAGCCGAGTAATCGGCGGACTCAATCATCATCATCTTGTCTGGTGTCGCATCAGTTGGCACATAATCTATGAACTCATTTAAAGCGGCCGTATTGTTGCCTGACGTTCGCGCGATATTGAACTGCTGTGCAAGGTCATTGAGTTCGGAGGAACTAAGCGGTTCTCCTCCCGTTTGTTTTAAATATCCCGAAGGCAAAACTGATTGGCTTGCGCGGAGTCGTGATTCTTCAATGCGAAGTGCGGTTTCTACTGCGCGAGCACCGGCAGAGTTAAAAGATTGCATTGGTGAAATGAATTGGATGACGTCGCGCGGATCAAGTTGGACGCCATTGAATACGATCTGCTTGGACGGGCCGAACCAGATAGGGCCAGCCTGATCGAGTGTCTGAACCATTGCAGCTGGTAGTCGAGTGAAGTTGTTTGGGTAGCCGTCAGCGGTGCGATCATTTGGGTCTACATACCAGAAGGCTCTTCCTTCAAAGATAAGGTCGTCGCACGTCCAAGCAAGGATGAAGTCGTTCGGAACTCCCTTGTCAATTCTAGAGATCCAAGATCTAGGAGCGAGGGAAACTTCTTCCATGTCGTCGCCGTTCCACATTTCTCGGTACATCTCTAAGTTAAGTTGTGAAATTGTGGTGCAGATGAGATCGCGACTTCTGGCAACAACTGGGAGAGTCATCGCGCGGGCTCTGCGAGTTCCGTCTGTGTACGACGCAAAGTAGCCGATGTTGTACGACGATGCTCCAACGGCTGCGGTTATCGGTGATTCCTTCGCCGTGTCTATTTGTTGCGATTTGTTGAAAAGAGCCATAACCCTACTTTGTCATATAAGTGGCAACCGCGCATGACTTATCCGATCCCGACGAAAGGCAAGGTGCGCGGCTGCCGTGGAGAATGTTAGTGGTTAACGGTGACCAGCATGGGTTTGCCTGAATGGGTTGGTCGCGCACATAATCCAATACCCCAAACCATGGTTCGCGCTAATTCAATTGGCCCGGGTGAGCGTTTGCTTGAGAGTACAAGTGTGTTGTCGGTGCGTACAGCGACGGCGCGTTGAACGTGTTCGGCAAGCAGTTTTTCTCCTGTGTGGAGTAGGCGTCCTTCGGCGATCATGCTTTTGGCTAGTGGTGTGAAGCGTCCTAGTTCTGCATAGCCCACGACGACTCGACGGCGCTCAATATTCGGGGGGCAGGTCGCGTCCACGGTCGGCGATAGAGCGAATCTCATTGTCGGGTCTTTGGCTAGTTCTTGCACGTTCTCCCACAGCTCTGTGATTGACTCGGCAATGAATGCAACGGTGACGAGCACTCGACCGTCTGACAAGTTGACGCATCTGGTCGCGCTGTATCTGGAGTCGTCCAGCGAGGATTCGATTGCAATAATTCCGCCGCTAGGTATTTCCCCGTGGTATTCCAAAGACGGCCAACGCCCTGGCTCTATCCATCCGCGCACAACACTTACCCAAAGGTTGAGGGATGCTCGAAGGAACGACGCGCGATCAGGGTTTGTTGACTCTTGTCGAATTGTGTCCATGTCTAACGTGTGACCGAGTGCTGGGTTACCCCACGACCATGATGCTGGATGCAATGGGTCAAGGCTCGGATCAGGTGACCATTCCGCCATATACATCGTGGATGGTTCGCCTTTGTCTATCGCGCGGATGCCTGCCTCACGCCAGCGTTGAAACAACACGGACTGCTCCGTGCCAGCGGTACTGAAGAAACAGGCCAGAGGATTCTTCCTTGCGCGTTGTGCCGGGAGTAAACCGCCTTCCACGGAGTCGGGATTGACGTCAAACAATTCGTCCACCACGACCAAGTCAATGCTCATACCGTGACCTTGGTTTGGCTTTAATGCTTTGACCCACCATTTGCTGCCGTCTGGCATGGTCGCCTGATAACGGCCATATGACTTGACGATCTTCGCGCCGTAGTATTCCTCAAGGATTGGGGCAAGATCATCAAAGAGCAAGCAAGCAAGATCCAATCGGTGCGCTCCAGATACCACGGTCTGTTTGCCACCCCTGATCTTTGGCATCTCCACAAGCCAAAAGAGGATGAGCGCCTGAATGATTGTGGTCTTACCGTTCTGACGGGCGACCGACACAAGGCTCGAGCGATGCACAAACTTCTGATCCTTATCAACAGCAAGCATCCCCTCAAGAACGTGCATCTGCCAAGGCATCAAATCTATTTGAAGCACCTTTTTACACATGTCCCCCACAAGTGCAGCTAGTGATCCGGCATGATCTGGGACAATCGTTTCCAATCTCGGCCGATCATGGCTAGTCACCGCTGGTTCTGGCTGGTTCGGGCTGTTGGCGACAAAATGAAGGA